GGTTTAGTTGATAATCTTGTTGCAATCTTATAGATACATTCACCTATGTATTCTGATACTCTTGGTGGTTCTTTACCTTCTTTGATTGCTTGTTTTACTGCATAGTTATGTTCTGATATTGCAGCGGTAAACTCTTTATTATTTACATAATGTTCTGGTTTTGCTTTAGTCATATATCTATTATCTCATTATATCTTTATTTGTCAAGTAAAAAAAAGACTTGACAGATTTAAATTCACATGTTACCCTAGATATGTTACCTTGGAAAGGATGGGATATACAAATTAATGTAATATCTTTTTATCCTCTTTAGTAATCATATCTAAATCCATTTCTTCTTCTAAGAATATCTCTTCTTCTGGTGAAAGCATTTTATCTTTCATTTCCGATGCAAATCTTTCTAGTAAATCCTGTCCTGTGGTCAATTCCTGTTTAGGAGACATAACATTTAAACCGATTTCGTCTCTGAGATGAATCCAGTCTTTACATGCTTTATCATAGAATTGAATGAATTTGTCGTCAATTGTTGTCGTGTATACAACCTCATTAGCTGCAATAACAACTCTATTATCCTTTGTAAATGGAACAAGAGGAGACAATTTTATAACTGTTCCCTTTCCTACCATTGATGGTGTAAGTGCAATATTACATGGAAGAGTCATTTCTACTGTTCCATTAGTATCGTTAACCACTGTCATTGCAACAATGTCTTCACCATTTCTTAATTTTAGATATCTGTATTGACTCAAAACTTTACCTCATGTATTGTATATTTAAATTTCTCTTTACTATAAGTATTTATTCTTTCTTTAAAGTGTCTTAAAGTATAATTATCTCTATTCTTATAACTCAAATCATCTGCAATATCAAAAAGAGTTGCATTAAATTTATCTTTACTTGTTCTTAACACTCTACCAATTGATTGTAATACACGAATTTTAGATTTACTTGGACTTGCAAATACAATGTTATGTAGGTTTTTAATATTTATACCTGTAGAAAAAGTTCCATATGATGCAATAATAACACATCCATTTTCTCTTTCCATTAATTCTCTAACCTGTTCTCTATTTTTAGTATCAGTTCCACCATAGATAAAGAATGATTTGATACCTGCTTTCTGAAATGCATCAAATATCTTTCTACCATGTTTATCTACATATTGAAATAGAATCAAAGTATTACCTTTTTTATCTAGAGTCAAGTTTTTTATAAATTGTGTTCGTCTTTCATTATCTGCAAGAAACTCCATTTCTCTAGGATAATCCATTTGTATAACTTCTTTTGCAACTTCTGGTGGATATTTAAGAACTAAACATTGTATATCTAACTCTGCAAGAATACCTTCATTCATAAGTTCTGCACTAGTAGTTACATAATGAGTAGGGCCGAATAATCCTTCTAATACAAGTTTATGGGTTTGAGTATCATCTAGTGTTCCAGTTAGTCCCCATCGATGTCCTATATCTTTCATTTTTTCTATAATACCTGTAAGTGTTTTTGCTTTGAACAAATGTGCTTCATCACCAAACACTGCACCAAACTGGTCGTAAAAAGATTTTGGCATTGTAGATAATGTTTGCCATGTGGTTACAACTATATCTGTAGTTCCCTTTTTATCACCACCATACATTTTATCAATGGGTTTATCGTATCCATAATCTGCAAAGTCTTTTGACATTTGTTCTACTAATGATGTAGTAGGGACAACGACTAATACTTTTTTCTTATGCATTGCAATAAAATGTCTTGCAATACAATATATGATTGCAGATTTACCACTTGCAGTTGGAGATACTAATAATTGTCTTCTAAATTTTATACCACGAGATATTGCTTCTACTTGGTAATCTCTTAATGCAAATCCCATATTTAAGTTATCGGTAAAGTCTGGAACTTCTAAATCAGTTTCCCATTGATATCCATCTATGTTATATTCTCTGTCTTTTGCAAACTGTTCTACTGCATAATATAATCCAGTGTAAATTTTACCAGTTGTCTGTGCAAACAATCGAATGTTCCCATCCCAATATTTGTTTTTAACAGATGGCATAAACTTTGCGCCAGGAACTGGGAAAGTAAAATAGTCTGATAATTCTCTTTTAATAGATTCCTCTGCTTCTATTTTTATATGAGTATTATTGACTTTGGTTATCTGAATGTCGGGCCTGCTATCCATCCTACTAATGATTGTCTTAATCCTCTAGTTACTGGGGTAACTTGGTGATATACAAAAGATGGAAATATAATTATACTTCCTTGTTCCCTTGCATTTTGTTGAGCTCTAAATTTAATATTATCTGGTGTCATGGTTTGTGGGTTTTGTTGAAATGGGTCTGTCCATTCAAAATGTCCACCTTCATATTCATCTGGATGTGTAAGATTTACACTATATGAAAGTTTTCTATAGGTATTTAATCGTTCATCTTTATTTGGGTCATCTTTACATTCTTCTTCTGTATATGGTTCAAAGTGACCATCACAATGCCAAGTGTAATATTCTGGTGCATCTGGGTCATATTTGTATGAAGTAAATTGATATGACTCATGATAAGATAAATCAAATTTAAAATAATCTTCATTAACTTGTCTTACATGTGGGGTTATGTGGTCAAAAACTGTGAGACCATCTTCTAAAGTTGCATCTCTTTCTAACCATGCAACACCAGATTTACGAGTTCCATGGTCTTCTACTCCATCGTTACTTCCACCTATTTGACCATATCTATTATCGTGTCTATTACCAATGTCTATGATTTCTTCACATATATTTGGTGGGATTGCTCTGGATAGAGTTACACAATGTTCTGGAATGAAAGATGGCATAATATATTAACCTGCTGGGTTAGTAAACTTCAACCAATCAATTGCATTTTTAATTGATTGATGTCTCCATGTAATAATATTTAGTATTTCTTTTAAAGCATCAACACATTCAGTTAAATATTCTACCTTTAATTTAAGGTCTGATAAGTCTTTGTCTGCATTGAAATAGTAATTGTAGTCTTGTTTGATAACTCTATGACCATCGAATGGGTCATATGACCAACCTAGTTCATCTATCTCTTCTTTAGATAACTTATCAGTGTACCATAACCATTTCTTTTTAAGAAGTGTATTGTATTTGACCTCATAAGATTTAAGAGATAATCTCTTTTCATTTAAAAGTTCTAGGTATTTTGCATGTAAGGAAGGTGTATTTAAGGATGCTTTATCCAAATCAATCTGGTCGATTACAGAATCAACCTTCCACATACTTTGTATTTCTTCTAATGTCATACTATAATTATACCACTAAACTGGTATTTGTCCACTTTTTTATGATGTGGATGCTATTTCAAATGTAGTAAATTGGAAAGATGCACTGCATGTTACATAAGTAATACCACCAGCAACAGTAGTGTCCATTGTAATCTCACTTAAGGATGTAGGAAATGCACCTTGTATTCTAACATATCTGTTAGGATTATTTGCAGCTGTTGTAATTACAATAGTCATATCTGAGTATAATGCATCATAATCTCCAGAACCATCATATGGTTGTTCTGCTCTTCGATTTGCACCTACAAGTGTTCTAAATTTTTCTGGGTCTGTAGAACTAGTAATCTGAGACATCCATGTATATAATTCAGTCCAGTTTTCCATGTTTTCATCAACAATAAAATTAACAGTTAGTTCACCAAGATTTATTTTATCGCCTGGAACTATAACATTTCTACCTAGGTTAGTGGGTTGTTGAATTTCTGCAACACTTACAGATGGAACATTAACACCAGTTGCAAAGTATTTTGTATTAGGTAATTTCTTAACTAATAATTCGAATTGAGTTGGTGCAAGATAGGATAGATTATCTGGAAGATTACCTGCCCATGTTGCAGTTGAGATTTGTCTTGTAGTCATATATGTATTTATATCAAAAAGAAAGGGAGTTTTAACACTCCCTTCCTAAAATCACTTAAGCTGCAATTTTGCCAGTAATTCCACGATAAGTAACTTCTTTACTTTTCTTGGACTTGCTTGCTTTACTCTTAAGAGTTTTTGGGTCGTATTTGATACCTCTGTAGCAATACATAATAGCCTCCAGTTTTCGTTTTGATTTCGTACATACATCTTTCGATGCACACCCTTCTCCACGCGTTCCTTCGGTAAGATGTCGGTCTCTGTTCCCAATAAGGTACTTAGCTTGCCATTCTTCTATTGCAGAAGAATGAGGTTTTCTTATCTTCCTACTTCCGACTCCAAGGATGGAGTTGAACGAGATGATACTTTTCAGTATCATGTATATTTATAATACCACGAAACTCTGTTTTGTCAATAAAAAAAAGGGACTCCGAAGAGTCCCCTTTTAGAAAAGTCTACGACTTTTAAAAAACCTTATAGAATATTTTCTATTTCGATTTTTCTGTAGTAGAAGTTTGTACCAGCAGATGCCAATCCATCACTTGGAGCACTACCTACGAAAGGATTAGAAATCATTCCATATCTAGTTTTGAATCCAATTTTTGGTTGGAAAGAGTTTTCACCAACTGCACGAACCATTTGTAATGGAACATATGGGCAGTAGAAAACACCAGCATCGTAAGGATTTGAACCTCTGTAACCAACAGTCATGTAACCTTCGTTACTGTGACCACTAACTGGGTCAAGAGTGTAGTATGGGTCAATATAAACTTTATATTTACCATTTAAAACACCAACGAATGTGTTACCTGCGTCATCAACATTTAACTCAGTGTTAAGTGCTGGGGCATAGTCTAAAAGACCAGCCATTGACAATGCAGAAGCAACATCAGATGAACAAAGGATAAAGTTACCTTTACCTCTTCTTGATTCTCTTGCGATTACATTAGCATCTCTTTCTACTTGGAAGAGCATACCTTTGAACTTCTCAACAGACCATCTACCAGATGAGTCAACATCTAAGTCGAATCTACCAGCATTAGCAACACCAGTTTGAGCACCAGTTTTTGCTTGGATGTTAACAGTTCTTACAACTTCTCTGTTAATCTCTGCAAGTATTTCAGCAGATAAGATGTTTGCAAGTTCTGTTTCTGCATCTAGACCATGAATTGCTTTAAGGTCTTGAGCAAGTTCTATTGTGTATTCAGCTTTAAGAGCTCTGGACTTAGCAGTCACAGTTGCTTTCTCAATTGTGAACGCCATTGATGCAAATGCATTTGAAGCACTGTCACCTTTAGCCTCAGCAGCTCCAGTAGTCATACCAGTACCAGTCGCATAAGTGGCTGCATCCCCAAATGGGTCTGTTCCTGCTTGTGTTCCTGCTCCAGCAAAATCTGAATCAGCTTCGTCAAATAACGCTTCGGTCATTGCTAACCTTGAAGTGTTATCGTTATATCTGGCTTTCATACAGAATACTAATCCTGTTGGGCCAGTCATTGGTTGCACACCACAGATGTCGTATGCAATTAGGTTTGGAAGAGACCTTCTGACTAAAGAAATTAGAATTGGATTCCAGTTGTCTACACCTGTTCCACCAACAGCACCGCCGGCGTTGTTGATAGGTGCATCCTCGGAAATCATTCCTCTTTCTTCATTAAAGGCTCTTTCTTGGTTCTCTAGAACCACAGAAGTTACAGCTTTTTTGTAAGGGTCACTGATTTCTGGTAAATCTGGATGACTCAATACTGGCTGCCACTTCTCTTGTAAGTTTTCTGACATAAACATTGTTATTGTCTCCCTTATTTTTAAAAAGTGTTAATAATCAGCTGACCTTATTTATATTTGTTAGGGTCAACTTTTCCTATTGCGGCAGAATATGCAGCCATACTTGGGTCAACGATTATATCGTCAGTCGAAGTATTTTCATCGCTATCACTAACCACTTCTTCATCTAACTGTAATTTTGATTTCTCTCCACTAAAGTAAGACTCCTTAATTGTTTTAACATTAGATTCAAACTCATCGTCTGCATCTAGGTCTTCAATTAACTTTGTAAGTTTCTCAACTTCACTTGTAGTCAAGTCACTTGAAACTTCTGAAACCACTTTGTTTCGAACAAGTTCATCTCTTTCAGATGTTAAGTCGATGTTTTTAGAAACTTCTTCATTTAGTTTAGCTTCAACATCTTCTATTTTACTTGCAAGTTCGTCAACGACATCTAATTTGTCATCTGGAACTTCAACATAATGGTCTTCGAATAGTGCTTTAAGTCCTTGTATAAAGTTTTCTGTTAACTCAGACTTAAGTCCTCTTTCGATTGCAAGTTCGTTATCTTTAACCCACTCTTCTGCAACATAACCTAAGAAAGAATCAACTTTATTAGTTAAGTCTTCTTTGATTTCGTTAGATGCTTCAACAATCTCGTCTCTCTTTTGAGATTCAAGTTCTTCTTTGATTTCACTAACTTTTGCAGATACAGCAGCTTCAAATACTACTTTTGCTTTGTTTTT